TTGATGGCGTCGGCCCATGCCTGGCCCTGCAGATGCGGGAAATCGCCCGGATTGGCCTCGATATGGGCAATCGCGGCGCGAACCGAGTCGAAAAGAGGCAGCATCTTGGTCATCGGTTTCCCCTAGCGGCGCGCGATCCGGACGATGCCCGGAGCGGAAATGGTGTCCTCGAATACCCAGCCGGTCGCGGCGGTGTTGCCGCCCGAGGTCGCGGTGACTGCACCGGCAGCGGTGACATAGACCTGCGCCCGGTTGGTGGCGGCGGTCGCGCAGTCCACCCAGATCACGCCCCGTTCCTTGACGGGGATCGTGTCGCCTGGCGCATAGCTGTCGGCGGGCCGGTCCTCGGTCACGGGCAGGCCGGTGCGCGCCAGCGCGAAGCCGCGCAGATCGGCCGAAACCGTGAGCGTCACGCCCTTGTCGGCGCTGCCTTGGTAGACCGGGCGCCCGAACTCGCAGGCGGTCGAGCCTTCAAGGTGAAGCGAGAGGATGTTGGACAGCGAGCCATCGGCGTCCATACCGGCGAAGCCGTAGGGAATGTCCTCGCTGAAAGTCGTCTGAATCGCCATGCGAGTCGTCTCCTAGTTGCGGGCTTCGCCGGGCTGCTGCCCGAGATAAGCGTTTTCCTGCCGAGCGAGCTTCGCGCGGCGAGCGTCTTGAAGCCCGGTCTTGGCGTCGCCAGTCGGGCGCAGACCGCCGCCGATGGCGTCGATGATCTTGTCGCCGCCCTTGGCCTCGTCGGCGGCGGGCTTCGCATCCTTGGTGAGCGCGGCGAAGGCGATGCCGACATGATCATCGCTGTAATCCTTGGCGGCATCGCCGAGCTTGGCATCGACGACCGCGCGCATGATCGTCGGCGCGTCGGCGTCGTCGGCATGCGCCACTCCGAGGGCCTTGGCCTTGCCGACGACATCGGCATAGCGCTTGGCCTCGTCGCGCAGCATGGCTGGCGTGATCTTGGCATCGGCGAGCTTGGTTTCCAGCTCCTTGGAATCGGCGGTGAGCTTCGCCTTTTCGGCGGTGAGGGTCACGATATCGCCTTCGGCCTTGGCCTTGGCGTCGTTGGCCGCGTTGCGATCCGCGATGAGCTTCGTGATCGTCGCCTCGGCGATGTCCGGATTGGAAACATCGACTTGCAGGCCATCGACAAGGATCAGCTTGGGCACTTGGTTCACTCCCGTTGGGGCGTCGTCGTTGTGGCGAGTTTTATCGCTTTCCCGATTCGCGTCATAGGTTCGCTGATCGACGAGCAGTTTCTTGACCTCATCGGAAGGGATCGGCGTGCAGGCGGCAGCGTCGCCGATCCGGCAGCTTTCGCCCGCCCGGCCAGCGTCCACGACCGCGACGTGATTGCCACGAATCTGCCGCTGCACCGCATGATATTCGGTGCCATCGGGCGCGGTGCCGTCCTCGATCGAAATGTTGGCCTCATAGCCGTTGGACAACTCGCGCTTGCCGTCATCGATCTTGCCGATCAGCGAGGCGTCGAGAAAGGCCAGGTCGAAACCGACATGCTCGCCGTCGCGAGCCGCGCCCATGATCGTCCCGCGCGCCAGATCGCGCCAGTTGGACGCATTGACGCCCTCGGAAGGATGATCATCGGTGATCGGCTTGCCGACGAAGCTGCCTAGCGATGCCTTATCGAAAACTTCCTCGGGCGGGCGATAGACGTTGACGACCTGATCGGCGGTGAAATGCTTGCCTTCGGGATCAATCTCGCGGCCGAGATACTGATAAATTCCGGTGCGCGCCGCCTTCGCATGCACGGCCATATAGCCATCATCGGTGCGGCGCGGCTTGTCGAGGGTGAGGCGGTCGGCGAAAAACATGGCGCGCAAGATACGCCCGGCGCGCGGATCGGGATAGGTTCAACGAAACGGGCCGCCCGGTCATCCCGAGCGGCCCCATCTTGCCAGTGCGTTCCCGAAGGGCTGGCGTTGAATTCGTTGGCGCAGGCCGGTTCGCCAATCCGGCTTTCGAGGCAAGGCGGTGCAGCGCTTTCCCCGCTAGGCCGCTCTCGCGCTGGCAACGTGGCAGCGATTGTTGCCCTGCGCCGACGCCCTTCTAGAACGCAACCCCGTCGATGATCAAGACGCCTTGGCGCACGCATCCGCAGAATGGCAGCTCGCCAGGTTCATCCTCGGGCGCTGTCTTGTCGGTATAGACATTGCCATCGCGCGCCTTGTGCTCGGGCCGATAGTGCAGCTTGCCCGAGTGCCGCCATTTCCAGTGATCAAGCCCCGCCTCGCGCTGGCGCTGCCGGTCGAGCGCAGCGGCCAGCTTGGTCGATTGATCCGCCGCGATCCGGTTGGCGCGACGGCGCGCGAGGCGCAGCGTCTCGGCTATCACCCGGCCAACCTGATTGCTCGGCGTGCGCTGCTGCAGGCCGCGATAGACGAGATCGGCGATCTTGGCCCGCGTCTCATCGCTCACGTTGCGGATGAGCGCGGTATTGCGGGCCATGAACGTCTCGATCGACTCGACAGCATCGCTCGGCCCGATCATGGTCGAGATATCGACATCGGTGCCCGCCAGCACGGTCCTCGCCCATTTCCCCCGGTGCCACTGTTCAACCGCGAATGCCCAGCCCTGCAGCGCAGGCGTGAGGTCGAGCAGCAGCCGCGATACCTCGTCGCCGAGACGCGCGAACAGCGATGTCAGCTCGTCGATCGCATCGGTCTGCACGCGCCGCGCCAACTCGCGCTCATAGATTTCGACGATCTGCGCACGCGAGCCATACCAACCGGCGAGGATGCGGTGCGAGATCGCGGCGAGGGTGTTGGCCTGCGCCGAGGTCACGAGGATCGGCGCGAATGTCGTCTCGCGGCGCTTGAGGCCGAGACGGCGAGCCATGATCGCGAGGTCGTATCGCATCAGACCTCAACCCAATAGCCGGGCATCTTCATGTTGCTCGCGCCGAGATAGCCGTGCCAGCGGCAGGGCAGGCCCGAGTTGAACACCGAGGGTTGCAGGATCGGATTGTGGCGGTTGCCGTTCCATTGCCATTCGGGCCGCTTGGTGCGCGGCGATCCCATGAGCCGCACGGGCAGCCACATTTCAGCGCCGCAGCCGCATGGGCACCGGCAGGCCAGCCCGCGAACAACGCCGTCGATCTCGCGATATTCAACCGCGCCTGCGGCCTGTCCCTCAACGCTCTCGATGCGCTCGACGACCGTGGCCTGCACGACCTGCTTCATCAGAGCGGCCCGAGGCGGCGATCCTCAACGACCGTCTTTTCCCAATCCTCGACGACCTCGGCAAAGATTTCCGGGCCGAACACGAGCGGGCCGGTGAATGGCTCGATCTTGTCGAGGTCGAGGTCGGCGGGCGCTTCCCAAGTGATCGTGACGTGCGGCTGATACTCGGGCCATTTCCACTCTGCGCCGGTCGATTCCTCGTGGATGCGCCGATGCCGCCATTCAAGCGCGTCATTGCGGAACAGCAGCGCGACCGCGTTGCCGTCGCCCATGCGCTCGATCATGCGCGGCCCGCCAGGCTTGACCCTGATCTTGCCGTCCTCGTCGCTCGACCAATCATCGCCGACAGCCATCCAATCGACAGGCTTGCGGCTGAAAGCGAGCGTGACGTGCATTTCGCTTGCTGGCTGCGTCGTCGTGAAGCCCTGCGCCTTCGCCCAGCGGATCAGATCGTCCGCGTTGACGAGCTTGCGGCTCACATAGAGCGTGCGCGGCCTCGCATCCTCGATCTTGGCGTCGATGATCCGGCGCGGCGCGCGGTGATCGTTGGCGGCGCGCTCTTGCGGCGTGCGCAGCTCATTGACAGCCTCGGGATCATTCTCGGCGAGATCGAGCGGATCGGGCTTGCCCTCTTGCTCCCAATCGGCCTCGAATTCGTCGAAAGCATCCTCGCTGCCCGGCCACTGGCCGCTCTCGGTGATCGCGTTCTTGGCCATCTTGGCGAGCGCGGGCGGCTCGATGAGGCCGGTGTCGCTGTAGGTTTTGATCGTCTGCGCGCGCTTGCTTTCGACCTCGGCCGCTTCCTTGGGTGTGAGCCGCACGAGCGGATTGAACCGCCACCAAATTTCAGGCGGCATGCTGCCCAGCGCCGAGCGGATCAGGAATTGATCGATACGGTCGAGCGCGGGCGTGAGCAATTCATCCTGCCGCGCCTCGATCATCGCGTGATAGTCTTTTTCCTCGCCCTCGCCGGTCGATTGCAGGCCCTTGGGCGACTGCCCGAGCATGCGCGTAACCGGGATATCGGCAGCGCCAGCGACGACCTGCAGATAGGTTCCGATGATCTCGGGAATGCCCGCCCATGTGACCTGGCGCTGTTCCCAATCTTCCTCGCCGTCGAGCAGCAGCGCGCGCCAGATCGATTTCGTCGAGTTGGCGATGGCGAGCCGGTCGCGCAGCCGCCCCTCGTATTCGCTCGACGCGATCGATTCCATCATGCCGGGAATCTTGATGATGTCGTTCTTGGCCTCGCTGATCAGGGCCGCGAAGCCGTCGAGCGAAAGATCGGCATTCTGCAGCGCCGTCATGAGCGACTGATAGAGCGGATCGCCCCAAAACCAATCGACCATCATCGTCGAGCCCTCGGGCGCGGGCTGCCCGACGAAGGCGACAACGCGCGAGGGATGGATATCGATCGGCTGCGCATTGAGCGGCGTGAGGGTGAATTTCTCGGGCTGGCCGAACCATTCGCTTTCGGGATCGGTGATCATCTGGCCGCTGGGCGTGATCTGATTGCGGGCGAAAACGTGCAGATAGAGCAGCCCGCCCTTGGTAACGGCATCGGGCCGCAGCTCTTGCATCGGATCGTTGCCTTGGCCCTTGGCACCGATGACGATCGCGCCGCCGCCCCATAGCCGCGCCAGGATCAGCGCGCGCTTGCACTTTTGCTTGAGGCCGAGCCGCTTTTCCTCGGCCTCGATCAATTCGATCTCGTCGCCCTCTGTCTGCCATGCGCGCCAGGCCCGCGTCATGTCGATCGCCGGGATATCGACGATCTTGCGCATCAGCCAACTCGTGCGATAGGCGGCCTCGACTTGGGCCGGGTTGGCGGCGGCGAAATTGTATCCGGAATACACCGCCCTATCGACGGTCGTGCCCATCCCGCTCACGAGATTCGAGAGCCGGTCCATCATCATCATTGCGATCGGGCTGGCGTTGCCGCGAGCCGGAACGATCGAGCCTGATGCGTCCATGACGAAGCCCGGCTTGGGGCGCACGTTGACGAGGTTCCCGCTCATGGCGCGCAATCTATGGCAGGCCGCGCAGCAAAGCTAGGTTCACGTTTCAGAGGTTTTCCAGCGTGTAGCGGCCCTTCCGGCGCTCGATGAATGTCAGAACGAACGCATCGGCATAGTCGGGCGACTTGATCCCGCGCCGGGCGAGCTGATCCTTGCTCTCGATGATGATCTTGCCCGCTTCCGTCTTGAAATACTTGACGACCGAAAGCTCGCTCGCCAGCCGATCACTCTCGACGTCGCCTTTGGGCATGGCCAGCAATTCGCTCACCGGATGCTGTTTCGCGCCCTGCTCGATCGTCTTTCCCTCAAGCCACAGGACATGCTGATAGGTGCGCTGGAACGCGACGCGCGCCAGCCACCATATTTCCGCCTTGAGGTTGCGGAACATTTCATCGCTCGTCTTGCCATCCTCCCAGCGGCGGCGATCATCAGGCGAATCGCCCGTGTTGATCGGCTGCACGACGAGAGCCTTGGGCGTGTTTTCGCTATGCTTGAGCGCCGATGTCACGCCGATGCCGACGCCCGGCGAATCGTAGTTGAGCAGGCGGGCTTGCAGCTCTAGCGCGATGCCGAGCGCCCAATGCGCCGTGCCGATCGTGTCGGGATCACCGCGCGATCGAGGCACCGCGACGATGGGCCCGCGCCTCGGCGCAACGACGCTCTTGGCCTTGCCCGCGCCAACGTCGAGGCCGAGCGTGAAATCGAGATTGGAATGGATCGCTTCGCCCCGCTCGGCGAGCAGCGCGGCCAGCCGTTGCGCCGCAGCAACCCATATCGCCGGGATGCAGACACCCTCGACCGAGGCCGCATAGTCGATCTCATACTCGCTCGCCCAACTCGCCGGATCGGACATCGAGGCTTTCTTGGCCTCGGCCCATTCCTTCGTCTTTCGCGGATCGTCGCTGTAGTGCAGCCGGAAAATCTGATGCTCGGCCAGGATCGAGTGACGCTTGCGAGCGAACAGGTTGCCCATGCCGTTGACGCTCGAAACCCAACCGACGCAGTCGGTATTGCCAGAGAGCGCCTTTTCGACATTCTCGGCGTTGGGCACGAAAGCCGCCTCATCGACGATGTAGATCGTCGAGCGACCGCCGCGCCCCATGTCCTCGCCGCCCTCGCCCGAGATCAGCGCGCCGTTGGCCGGGTTGGTGAGCCGCAGATAGTTGGAATGGCGCTGCCACAGAAAGCCCTCGGGCATCATCCATGCGGGCAGGCGGCGGGCCATGATCCGCAGTTTCTCGAATAGCGAATCGGGCTGATCGCTCTTATCGACATAATCGACCTTGCGGCTGCCGAATGTCGCCTTGAAGCCCTCGGCGAATAGCCATCGGTTGAGCGCGAATCCGCAGCAGAGGTAGGAAACTCCGGTGTCACGGCTTTTCTCGGCCAGCCATTCCTCATTCGCCTCGACGCGCTCCCATAGCCAGTGGATGAATTCGACCTGGCGCGGCCAGAGCAGGAAGGGGACATAGGGCGTCATCTGCTGCCCGGTTGCCGGATCGCGCTTGCCGAGCAGGCGCGGATCGTATGTCCAGCAATACTTGTTGAACCAATGCACGACGCCCGCCGCGTCCCGGCCGCATTTCACCAACTCGGCTTCGTGCGACAGGGCCTCGGTCTGGGCGTCGCGGTTAGCTGCCCGCCTCGCCCGTTCCGCCCTGATCTGATCCAGCGGCGGCAGCGGAAAGTTTTGCGCTAATGCGTTCAAGCCAATCTAGCTCCTCGTCGTTGAGCGCTTCTAGCGCAACGATCGGGATCGGGCCACCGCCCGGCCCGGCGTGCCGGTGCGACTGATGGGGCATGATGCCATGCTGCACGTTGAGCAGCGCCATGAGCTTGTCGCTGGCGATGCGATAGGCCACGTCCGGAGTCACGCCGGGCGGCAAATCTTCCATCATCGCCATCGCATACATGCGGTGCATGAGCGTTTCGAGGCCGGGCTTTTTCCCTCGATCGAGTGCGTCGCGATAGTGGCGCGTGAGCGTATCGACACCGTAGCCTTGATAACCGATGCCGAGAGCCACCAATTCCTTCCCCGCCCATTCGAGAAAACCACTGATTGCGGCTTGAGGCATGCCATATCCGGCCAGGCGCTCGACGATGGCGGCAGCGGTTTCGTTGCGCACATGAGGCACGTTGCCTCGCGATCCTGGCGGTGCGCCGCGCTTGTCCTGTCGATCAGCCATGCGCGGGATATAGTCGGCGGCGGCGTTAACCGCAAATCAACGGTTTGGTGGCACGGTCTGCCGCATGAACTATTCCGAGCGAGCCTATTTCGACAGCGACCATTGCGCGCACTGCGCGGCGCGAGAGGATCATCTGCGGTTGGAGCGGTTGCGGCGGGCGGTCTATCCGAGGCCCCGGTGCGGCAGAGCGGCCCGGCTCATCAACCCGCCCGCCTAGTTTGGCTCGGCGAAAGCCCTGATCTGCTCAAGCGCCCGCTGCCGGTTAAAGCCCTTGCGCTCGGCCAACTCGACAACCTCGGCCGCGCTGCGGCGGCGTGTGCCGGTAATGTAGCCCGTGCAATTGGGCACGATCACCCATCCGCCATTCTCGCGCCGCTGCAGATAGACGATGGCGAGGGCGACGAGCTGCAGATCGACCTTGCGCTGATCCGCCTTGCCCTGATCGGCGGGCTTGGCCCGGCCGTTTTTTCCGGCCCGCGCAACCATCCGCTGATGCCTCACGAATTCGGCCCGCTTGCGGATCAGCTTGGCCTTGCCCGATTCCTCAAGCCAGCGCGTGACGGTTGTGCGGCGAGCGCGGAAATGGGCCTCGCATTCGAGGCGGCCAAGCTCGACGAATATGACCTCGAAATCGGGCGGGCACGGGCGGCTTTGCCGCGAAAGCTCCCCATGTGATCCCGTGGCCATCAGCATGGCACGGCGTTCTATCGCGGGCGAATCGCCGATGCAATCACCCGCCGAACAGCGGCCCCGGATCATCCTTGAGCTTGCCGAGGTCGCGGCGCTTGCGATGCTGCTCGACCGTCCGCATTCCGCCCTTGCCGCGCAGGAATGCCAGCTTGCGCTCGATGTCGGCGACGTGCGCGGCGTCCAACTCGATCATCGTGCAGTCGAAGCTCTCGGCTATGCAGGCAATCCCGGTTGTGCCCGAGCCTGCGAAGGGATCGAGCAAGCGCCCGCCTGGCGGGGTGAGCAGGCGGCAGAGCCATCGCATCAGATCGACGGGCTTGATCGTGGCGTGCTCGCTACCGATGCGGTCGAGCGGGCCCGCCTTGGCGCTGTAGAAGAATCTAGCGGCAGAGCCGGAATCGCCACCAAACTCGCCTGTGATCCGCCCCGCGTAATTCTTGCCGCTCATCGAGCCATTGGTTGATTCCTTGGCGTCATGCGTTGGCAGCAGTTGCCCGCTCTGCGTATCAGGAAACCACGCCAGCACTTGCTCGCTGCCATCGTGCAGCAGGTTCGCGGGAAAGCGGCCCGCTGGCATTGGCGCTTGGTAATCCGGCAGCTCATACGATGAGCCATTGCCGGGAATCCCACCGCCATGCCGTGTCCGCCCTTCCTCGGCATCAGCGCCCTCAATCCTGCACGCATCGATATTGATCGCCCCGGTGCCATGCGCCAGCACGTTCGCGGCGACGGTGCCGATCAGCGGCTTGCGGGCGAGGCAGATCGGCTCCCATGCGGGCTTGAGAGCGGTGCCCCATCCGGCCCATTGCGCAGCCTCGGGGGTGGCGGGGGCGGTTTCTTTTCGATCCGCCCCGCCCTGCCAAGCATCGTCATTGACGAGCCCGAAATCGGTCGAGCTTTCGCGCCCAGCCCATTTGCCAGCGCCGACAACCTCGCGCTCCGCACCCGCCGCCTTGTCGATTGCCTTCGACACGTTCAGCGACTTGGGAAACCCGCTCCCGTAGGCCCAAGCGAGCTGATCCCTGATCTCGAATCCCGCATCTTCGATTGCGCAGGCGATCCGGTGATAGGTCCGCGTCGAGGCGAAGGCCGCAAGGTGCGCGCCAGGCTTGAGGCAGTCGAACACGGCCCGCCACGTCTCGGGCTGGAACGCAACGCCGCTCGAATCCCAACTCTTGCCCATGAAACCGATCTCATAGGGCGGATCGGTCGCGCAGCCGTCGAATGGCTCGGCCTCGCCTGCCTCGATCTGCACCGCGAGCGCGCGCAGCCATTCGACGCAATCGGCGTGATGCAGGGCGATCCGGTCAGACATACAGCTCGAATCGATCACTCGGCGAAACCCATATCGTGAGCAGCGACATGCGCCAGCGCGGCACGTCTGGCACGATGACAGCGCGGGAAAGCCGGATATGCAGGCCGATGACGGGATCGGGCCGCACACGCTCGGCGATCTCGGGCGGTGCCAGGTCACGCTCGGTCAACGTGTCGTCGATCCCTTGGACTGTGGCGAGCGCCTTGCCGTTGGCGCACACGAGCAGGAATTGCTCTTTGCGGCGCAGCTCGTCGGCCCGCTTGAGGCGCGGCATTAGGCGGCCAGCCCGAACGGAATCGGCTGCTGATCGTCGGGCACGCGATTGCGGCCTCGCGCCATGGGATGCTTAGGCGAGCCGTTGCTGTTGAGGCCGAGGCAGATCAGATCGATGTCGGGAGCGGCTGCATAGAGCGGCACGGCATCATCGGCGCTCGCCAGATTACCCCATGCGACCAAGATCGGCGTGCCCTGCCGGGCCGCGATGTCGAGAGCGTGCGCCCAAGCGTCGTGCTGGGCGTCGCCGCATGACGCCTTGCCCATGGCCTTGCACTCGTCTGGATCAGCGGTGCGGTAGCTGCGCAGGTTGATGACGAGGATGCCGCCATAGCCCCATGCCCGAGCGAAATGGCAAAGCCGCCTGATCGTTGGATCATCGTCGCGGGCGTCTGCCGTGCTGGGATTGAACATGCAGACGACGAGGATCGGCAGCGACCTCGACCATATCCGCCAGAGCCAATATCGGTGCAGCGGCGGGCTCTCATCGGACATCACCGCGCCCATGATCGAGAGCAGCGTGAACGGGCCAGGATCATCGGCCATCGGTCAATCTCCCTTGCTTGAGCTGCGCGATCTGCTCATCGGTCCAAGCCTCGCCCGCCTCGGTCACGACGAATGCGCCGCATGGGCGGCGTTCGACTAGGCCACGTTCGATCAGGCGCTTTCGCACGTCCCTCACAGCAGCAGCCCTTGCCTGCGCTTCACGCTCGGCGGTTCCGGCTCGGCCCGCTCGCGGCGCTTCCTCGGCTCATAGCAGACCTGTTGCAGCCGATACCGCTTGCGCGCTCGGTCGTATTTCCAGACTGCCGCCGCGATGACGTGGCTAGGCTTCGAAGGCGCGGGATCGTATCGCATCAGATGCACGCCGCCATGCGGTGATCAACTGTCGAGGCATAGGCCCAGAATCGCGTGCGGTAATCCTTGGCTGCCGCTGCGGCGCTGTCAGAGCATGGAAATTGCTCGCGGGCCTCAACGAGCGTGCGCCCGGCTGCGCAGATCATGCGCCAGATAAATCCGTTCCCGTGAGGCACGACCTCGATCATCCCTAGCTCCTAGCGCGCGAAGCTAGCCGAGGCGATCTTGATCAGCAAGACGACGATCAACAGGATTGGCCATGTCCTCACGGCTCGACGTTCCGCAGACGCACGCGCCAGCCAATGCCGACAATGCCATATCGCCCGATGTTCAGCATCCAACGATTCCCAGAGCGCAGAAACCGCACCGGGCCGAGCGGGAGATAGATTTCGTCGTTGGCGAGCAGCAGACCGATGATCGCGCCAGGCAGGCCGAGGATCAGCGACCAACCCCAAGCGCCTAGCATCAGGGCCGCAATCGAAGCTCCGGTGAGTGTCCCGGCGAGCGCACCCATGATCCTATCCACCGGCCTTCTCCTGCAATATGGCCCTGACTTCGAGGCCAAGGGGTTTGAGCCGATTGGACGGCCGCAAGTAGTCACCGCAAATGCCCGCTCTGGCGAGATTGTAGCGAACGCGCCGGTCTGCACGGCAATACCAACCCGGCAGATGCCACACACCGTTTCCATCGCTCCAAGTGGCCGACAACACCGCCCGCCGCTGCGCCTCACTCAGCCCCTCGGCCACCTTCTGTGCGTCAGTCATGGTCAGCTCCAATGCTGTACCATTCCTCGCGAAATACTTGAGTTTGGTCTTTGATAAATCTCGCAAGACTTCGAGGACTAATCCAGAGCCATGCCATCAATATTAGCACCAGAAAATCCATCAACCATCTCCTTGTTCAAGGGCGGCGAGATTCGACTGCCGATCAGCCTCGGCCTGCGCTTCGCCGAGCGCCCATTTGTTCGCGCATGGGCCGCAGAGGTCATCCCCGTCGAGGTTGATGATGACTGGCTTGTTGCCGCACTTGGCGCAGAACGCGAAAGCCGCCGTGATGGCCCACGATATGCCATGGACGATCGCTTTTTCGTTGGTCGTCATGGGCTCGCCGCCAAAGAGTTGCGAGCGCAATTCGATGATCGAGCGCACGCGATCGAGCGGCACAAAGCGAAAGCCGTTGATCAGCGCGAGATTGCCCGGATCGAATCGAAGATCAGCCGTCTCGAATATCATCGCCTCGGGCACATAGGCGACGGCCTTCGCCCTCGTGATGCCCGAGAGGTCGATCGTCTCAAAGCCATCATCCTCGACCTCATGCCCGTCGAGATCGAAAGCGCCGCCCTCGGTCTGATGGATTTCGAGCCGGATCGCGTGATCCTGGCCGTCGATGTTGATCGTGCCGTGATGCACGGTCGGCTCGGGTGCGGCTTCCTCGTCGCTCGGCTCGTCATCCCATGGCACGCGGCTCGCGAATGCCTCGGCAGCAGCGTCGAGCGCCTTGATCTGCTGATAGAGATCATCGTCGAGGCCATCGGCTTGAGCGGCGATGGCCGTCGCAACATCGCCAAGCGATACGACGCGGGCCGCTAGCACGAGGCGCACGACATCGGCTGGCAAACTCTCTCCCCGGATCAGCCGGGCAACCCGTGCAGCATCGTGCGGCGTGAACGGGCCTTGTCCCCCGGCGTAGCGATCCAGCACGGCAAGCGTCAACTCGCGCTCATCACCCCCTAAAATCGCGGTGTGATCGGTCGGCAGCTCGCCCACTAGATCAGCCTCGGCGTCGATGGACATCAGCAGCGGATCGCCCATCTCGATCCCGAGCGCAGCGCAGAGCTTGCGCGCATAGATTGCGAGGTTCGGCTTGAACGCGATCAGCCCATCATCGATCACAATGCTCGCGATCGTCTGCGGTGCCTCGCCCTCATGCTTGGCGATGAGGGCTAGGCTATCATCGCCGCACACCACTAACTCGAAACCAATGCGCGGCGGGCGCTTGCCGTCAAGGCCAAGGCCCAACTCGATCCGGTCAACTGATTCGGTCATAAGCTAGCTCCTTTTCTCGTCATGCACCGGATCGGCGCGGGTTTCAACCTCGTCATCGAATCGTTGCTCCTCGCGCATTCGCTCGAATAGCGACCGGCGCGAGCCTGGCAGCGACCGCAGCACTCCCTCGCCGCTCATCGCCGCCCCCTCTGCAGCACGAGATCGAGCAGCATGATCAGCAGCCCATATGCCAGGATCGCGCCGAATTGGCCGATGCGAAGCCAGCGCCGCATCATCCGATCTCCGATTCGCGCGCGCGCGCGACGTTGCGCTCATCGAGCTTGCGCTGGGCGTGAGCTTCCTGCTCTGCCTCTGTTGCCCATCGGATAGAGCCGTCCGGTTCCTCGGTGATCCAACCGCCGCTTAGGCCGAGGGAGCGCAGATGCGAGGGCAAGGTCTGCAATTCGTCGAGATCGAGTTGGGCGGCTTCGCGCTGGGCCTCGGGCGAGGCAGTGAGCGCAGGGCCTTGGTCGAGACGAGCGAGCAGCCTTTCGAGGTTGCGGATAGCCGAGGCGTAAGCGAGTTGATGGACGGCGCAGCGCTCGACGAGGACGGCGTGAAGCTCACCGGGGAAGCGGATCGGCAGATGCTTGGCGTCGCGAGCTGCAGCGAGGGCGATGCGCAAGGGCTGATCCTCAAGGGCCTCGACGATCGAGGCGATCCACATTCGAGCTTGATCCTCGCTGAAATCGGGGCGCAGGCGCAAGCCGATCGAGCGCACGATCTCGGCTAGGGATTGCTGATCGGATTGGCGCTCGGCCTTGGTGAGCGACTTGGCGGGCACGAGGGCCTTGCGATAGCCGTCGAGTGCATGGGCGACGGCTTCCCGAGAGACGGTCTGGGCATGAGCTTCGACGTCGAAGGGCCAGGACAGCGAGGCGCGGGCGAGTTGGCGAGAGACGGTCGTTAGGTCACTGCTCATGGTCGAATCTCCATCCGGATCGTTTGTCGCTGTCGTCGCCCTTGAGAGGGAACACGCCTTTCCAGCCTCGCATGACGCTCTGGCGCAGGACGGAGGTTGGATCGTGGCCGTGTTCCTCGCGAATCTTGATCAACTCGTTTCGGATCAGCGTTGCGGCGCGTTCGGTGAGCGGTGCCCTAAGCTTGACGCGATGCTCGGCGAAGGTTGCCCAAGCGTCCTCATCGACATGGAAAAGCAGATCGTCCTCGCGTGCGCGCGCGGGCCCGCCTGCGCCCGCCTGCGCAGGCCCGCGCGCCTGCGCGTCACCCCGTAAGGGGTGATCTTCTCTGCTCTGCTCTGCTCTGCTGCTATTGGTTCCGCATCGATTTTCGATGGCATCGCCATTGGCACTGCTATCGTTTTCTATGGCAGTGCTATCTAAACCGTTAGCGTTCCAGCGTTTTTCCGCGCCCGCTTTTCCAGCTCGGCGCTTCTTTTTGAGCGCGGCATCGGCCCGCTCGTATTCGATCAGCGAGCGCTTGACGAAAACCGCTCCCGAGGCCGTGCGATGGACCTTGCCGAGATCGATCAAGAGGTCGAGATCGGGCTGCCAATCGCCGCCGTAGCGCACGAGGATCATCGGCAGGCGGTTGGCTGGAACCGGCTCGCCCTTGTCCATGCAATAGAGGCTGATCTGCCAATAGAGCCATTCGGCCATCGGCGGGAGCGTCGAGCAGCCGCCCAGCCAATCGGATGGATGCAGGCTGACATATTCGGGCCGCTCTTTGCGGTCTGGACCGGCACTCATGATGCTCGGCCTTGCAGGCGGGCGCAGTGCCCGCTATCTAGGCCGCGTCGGGTGTGCATGCGCGATCCTCGATCGAGTGTGCTGCTAGCTCCAACATGCGACTCCTGTAGTCCGCCCGATAAAGCCCGGCCTCGCCTCGTGTGAGTGCCGGGCTTTTCTTTTGCGCTCCTAGCAGCCGATTCGGCAATCCCGTGAATGCGACTTAGGCGGATTTGCGCAGGCGGCGCACAGGCGGTGCCCGAGTTGTCCCGGCCATATCCACCGCTAAGGCGTGTCGCGGCCCTCACGGGCGGGCCTTGAGCGTCAAATCGGCCAGGCCGCGCGGATCGGCGGGATAGTCGCCCGCAACCTCAAGCTCGCGGCGGCAGGGCGGTATCCAGTCGAACAGCGTTGGGCCGGTGCGGCGCTTGAAATAGACGAGCGCGCAATAGGCCGTCGCCGTGCCCGCTTTCTTGTCGGGGTTATCCTCGGTCGGATCGAGATCGCCCGAGCGCACGAGCCTGCCCTTGAGCATCACGACGCGCTCGGCAAACTGCAGCACATGATCGGGCCGCGTCTCGGGCCTGGCATAGAGATCGCGATAGCGGCTTTCACCCTCAAGGAACGCGGTGCGCGCAATGACCGCGACACCCTCGTCGGACAGATCAAGCGCCCGCTCGATGAATTCCTTGGCCAAGCGGAAAGGCGGGTTGAGGAACGTCCAATCGGTGCGGTCGAGCATCGACGGCGGGCCGAAAAGATAGTCCTGCACCTTGAAGCCCGCGCCGTAGTCATGAACGTCGCTCGCCAGGACCGCGCCGAATGCTTCCTTGAGCGGGCGGACCATGTGCCCGCGATTGGCGCACGGCTCACGGCACGTCATCACGCCCAAGCGCCGCGAGCTGTATTGCGCGATGTAGCGGATGACCGCCCGCGTCGCCCAGCAAGGAGTCGGGAAATCGTCGAGGCTGTCGTGCGGCTCGCTGCGCTGCTGCATCACTGCGCTTGATGTATTCTGTGCCATCAGATAGCTCCCATCAGCTCGGGCTTGACCGCTTCGAGGAACGCCGTCGCGACTTGGAGATTGATCGCATCGCCGTATGCACGCAATTCCGCAGCTCGACCGGGATACCCTGCAGCCAGGCAGAATGTGCCGCGTCTAACTGGCCGCAGCTTGGGCCCGTCAATGTCTCGGCAGAGCAGCCAATCAGCATCAGCCCAGAATCCGTTTGTTGGACCTGGCAGCGGATCAGGAACGGCGAGCCCTCGATCGCCATCTCCTTGGCCGCTCCCGTGTTGGAGAGGCGCGGCTTGTCGGGATCGCCCTTGTCGTTCTGGTAATCCCCCCGGTTGCTGTCCATCGAAGTCGGCGCTTGCCAGCCCGCGAGCATCGCCTGCCTCGGCAGTTGGTCGAGGCGATCCCGGCTGCCATCGGGCCGCGTCGTCGCCATGCCCTCGCTGTCTTTCCAATCCCTCGCGCTCGGACTCACCCAACTCGCCAGCGTCGCCGCCAGCCGCAAATCCGGCCCGCCCTCGCCGTGATCGCTCGCGGTCCCGTTTGCGTCGCTCGCTTTCGAGGTCGGCCAGCCAGCACATATAGAGCCGCTGGCGGATATTGGGCGCCCCGAAGCCCGCAGAGCATAGATCGAGGCTCCCCCCGGCGTATGCCGCTCCTTCCATGTCAGCGCATACAAGCTCGATCCAAGCGAGGCCGTCTTTGCTCGCAACCTGCTCGCCCACGACTGCGCGAGGCTGTTGCTGCGCGATGAGCCAAAACCAGTGCGGCCAAAGGTGCCAATCATCAGCAACCCCGTCTCGATCGCCTGCCGCGCTGAAAGGCTGGCATGGGCACGAGCCCGACCAAAATCGGGTATCGTCGGGGATGCCTGCTGCTCGGGCGGCGACGCTCCACAATCCGATTCCGGCGAAGAAGTGGCATTGAGCGAACCGAGAAAGTTCAATTGGAGCGACATCGCGAATATCCCTGCTGTCGATCTCGCCGGGCGCAATGTGACCGGCATCCATGAGCGCCTTGAGCGCGACGACCTTTTCGGGATCGTTTTCGTTGTAATAGGCAGTCACTATCCCAGCCGATCCCAAAGCGAGGTTTCGTGTTCGGCCAGGCCGAGCTTGCGGTTGATCTCGCGCAGGAATTCGACCTGATCGGCGCTCGGCTTGCTGTCGTCTTTCGCCTTGTTGCAGACATCATGGGAGAGCAGCAGGTTGCCGAGATAGCGCGCGTCGTCGCTGCAGTTGGCGATCCATGCCTTTGGCCACACATGATCGAACGTCATCTTGGGCGAGTTGAAATTGCGCCGCATCCGGCCCCGGCAGATGCCGCATTGGCCAGCCTGCGCTTCCCAATAGAGCCGACGCATCAGCGCCATCGCAAAGAAATGGATGCTCCAAGTGCATTCCCGATCCGGCACACTCATGCGACCGGATCGAGCATCGCCGCCCCCTGCCGCCAGTGCGGCGTGATCTTGAGCTTGAGCAGATGATGATCGAGGATCGCGATCGCCTCGGCCTCGTCGGCGCTCACCGGATCGAAACCAAGCTGCCGGGCGCGCTCAACTGCCGGGCGCTTCCAATCCTTGCCCCGGATCGCCTTGCGCTCGGCCTTGGTGAAGAATGAGGCCCGCCAGGATTGCGGGGCGTAGCTGATCGGCGAGGGCAGGCCGCGCGAGATCGCGAAAAGCTCGATGATCGGCACGAGGCCAACGGCGGCGATGATCTGGCCAGCGCCCTTGTTGACCGCGCCCATTACAGGTTCCTCATGCACGATCTGCGCAAGGCCGCGCCCCTTGTGCAGCGCGTCGAGGCGATGGAACAGCTCACGGAAACCCTGCGCCCGGCTTTCGATGCCGTCGCAAAGCGGCCAGATGCCCGACACGACATCGCTGCCATCCCAGAGCGCAAAGCCCGTGGATGACAGCGATTGGTCGAGGACTAGAAGCGACCCCCCTGACATCGGGGATCAGGCGTCAACCGAGGGCGTGTCGATCAGCGGAACCGCGATCGAGGTCTGGCCTTCCGCGACATCGACCATATCCTTGAGGATGCCGAGGCCAAGCGGCGAGAGCAGGCCGATGAACGTGCGCAGATAGTCGCTCACGGTCGCGGGCGACTGGCCGAGCATCGACTGCACCGCCTTCGCCGCTTTCTTGTTGACGCCCTTTTCCTCGATCCGCTTCCAGACCGCCGATTGGTCGCCGCGAATCTTGCTCGACTTGTTCGCGAGCGTGGCGACCTCGGATTTCATCAGCGCAGCCGCGCCGTCGAAATCGATCGCCTTTTTCGAGTTGTGGCCCTCGCCGGGCTTGTCATCGGCCATGCATGTTTCCCTTTGCGCCGAGGGATGATGAGCGAGCTGCCGGGCGCGAAGGCCAGCGCGCCGGTTGATCAAGCAGCCTGATCGGTGAGAACGGGCCAGAGCTTTTCGAGCGTGTCGGCTCGCGGATTCCAGTTGTCGTCATCGCAGCCATAGAGCGAGTTGCGATGCAGCCCGGCGCGCTTGGCGAGCGACGCGGGCGACTTGCTCTCGGCGACAGCCTGGCGCACGCGAGCCTTGATCTCGGTGATAGGATTGTTGCTCATGGTGGCGTGCATATCATGCGAGTTTTGCACAAGTCCATATGCGATTTTCGCTTGCATGTGCATATCTGCTCGTGCATATCGGTTTGTGCAGCACGGCGCTGCGACTAGTTGGAGCTAGAAAAATGATCACCGAAACCGTCCCCGTTTACGAATGGGAATTCGCCGATGGTGTTGTCTTTGGCCTCGGAACAGAGGTCGAATTTCGCCACTGGCAATCCGAGGGCGTCAATCCCGACGACTCGAAGCTCGGCAAGATCATTTGCTTTGAACCCGCCAGCGAGGATGCGCGGCGTTCGGCCGCTTGGTCGAAGGTGGCGGCATGAGCGACTATCGCACCCGCGCGCAGCGGATCGTCGATCGCGTGCTGCCCGCGCTGCCCGCCGCGCATGGCTGGAACGATCCGGCCGGATTCGTCGCTGCGGCCCAGCGTGACGGCGAGCGCTCGCGGCTGTTTTGGCGCACGTTCGCGAGGCTGCGCGCCAAGGCCGAGGGCGGCAAGCCCTATATCGCGCTGCCCAAGGATTGCCCCGCCGTGAGCGAGGGCATCATGGGCGAGGTTGCGCGCGAGCTTGAGGCCGCGCAGGCGTGAGCCTTTACATTCACCATCTGACCGCCTTGACGGCGGACAGGCGGGCTCGCGATGCAACGCGGCCTGAATTCACGGGCGCGCTCGATCTCGATTTCTATGATCCGAGCGATCAGGCCAAGCCGATGGATGCACGCCGCTATTGCGTGGCGCAATTCATCTGGCGCGGTAAGTCGTGGCGGCGCGTCCGTAAGCTCTGCGGCCCCAAGACATTCGACGCCGCGCTCGACGAGCTGATGATCCACATTAGGCGCACGGGCCTGCCCCACGTCGCCGACGCATAAGGAACTTTCGATGACAGTCTTTCCGGGTTTCATCGTCGCCCAACTCGCCGAGTTGACGCGCAAGGCCACGGGGGCCGATCCGATTGTGATCGACAATCATCAGACGAACGGCGCGCATTGCGTGCATCAAGCCCGCGTTCGGCTTGCAGGCGATCCGACCGTCTATCGGATGATCCTCGCCCCGGCTGATGCGCCCATTTTCATCAACGACGACAAGCGCCCCGTCGCGGATGCTTTCGCTCTGCCCTTGGGAGATTCCTGATGACGTTGCGCGACACGATGCATCGCAAGGATCAGCCGATGATCGGCGCACTGGTAACAGTCACGGTCGGCATGATCAGAAAGCGCGAGATCGAAGGTAGGATCGTCCATGTGACGGCCACTCGCGTCACGGTCGAATATGTGCCCAGCGCGGGTTATCGGACGAGAACAGTGTTCCGCAAGGATGACGGTTGGCGCGTCGGCGACCGCAGCTCCAATTTTTTCGACGGGCCAAAAGTTAGCTTGAAGGGAGACGAGTGATGGCCGTGATCTCAATCCTGGCGACGTTCGCTTTCATGCTGGGCCTAGCCTTCGCAACCCTCGCCGCCTCACTCGCAACTCGCGAGCGGGCATGGCGCTCGGTCGCGATTTTCAGCCTGTTCGGGCTGGCGTGCGCCATCGGCATGGGCAAGGCGATGGACGCGACAGAGCGCGCTTATGCCGAGACAATCGAGGGAGTGAGGCGGTGAGCGAGCGCACGCTGAAAGAGAACCTTGCGCGCTATATGGACCCGCAAGCATTCACTCCCGTCGCGAATCCAGTGAAGCGAATCACGCCGCAACTCGCCCAGCGCCAAGCGGAGAAACGCAAGGCCCGGCGTGAGATCGCCATGAAGCGCGCCGAGAGTGCGATCCGGTTTTTCTGCAAGCCGGAAAATCTGCAACTCATCAATGAAAGGGCCGCTCAAAATGGCTGACAAGGGCATCATCTTTTCCGGCCCGATGGTCCTCGCGCTGCTCGACGGTCGCAAGCGCCAGACGCGGCGGATCATCAAGGGCCTCGGCGACGACATCGACAATGTCGGCGACGGTGAGAGCGTCATCGACCTGGCGACGGGCAACGTGATCCGCATGCCATGGGGCGAGGGCGATCGGCTCTATGTGCGCGAGCGATTCCGGTTCTGGGCGCAGAGCGACGATTGCGAGATCGCCTATCATGCGGACGGTCGCCAGTTTCAGACCGGCCCATGCACGGGCGACATTCCCGACGCCTCGCTCGCACGATATTTCAAGATGGTGGATCGGTCGAAAGAGGCAGGAACGGGCGTCAATTATCCCTCGATCCACATGCCGCGTTGGGCCTCGCGCCTATGGCTGGCCGTCGAGGACGTGCGCCTTGAGCGCGTGCAAGACATCACCGAGGCCGATTGCGCCGCCGAGGGCGCGCGCTGCCATGTCTGCGGCGGTCGGTTTCCGAGCGAGGATGATTGCCATTGCTTCCACCGCTACGCGGGCCGGATCGACTTTGAAGCGCTTTGGGATTCGCTGCACGGCCATAAGCAGGGCGAGCGCTGGGCCGATAATCCTTGGATCGTGCGCACGGCGTTCACTGTCCACAAGGGAAACATCGATGCGGAATTGCAATCCGCGCGCTAGCGCGTAACGTGCAATCGGGAGCTAGCAAATGACGAATCAGACCTATCCCAACGGCGTGTATTTCGGCCTCGAATTCGAGGACTATGAAAAGATCGAGCGGCTGTCCAAGTCGCGCCTCAAGCAAATGCTGATCTCGCCCGCCGATTTCTGGGCCGATTCGTGGTTAAATCCCAACCCGGTCAAGCTCACGCCCGAGCAGGAAAAGCGGCGCAAGATCGCCCGGCTGCTCGGCAAGGCGTATCACTGCGCCAGGCTAGAGCCTGATGCGTTCCACGAGCGATTCGTGCGCGAGATCAGCCAGGCCGACTATGCCAATGTCGAGGGCTTTCTGGGCACCGCGACGGCGATCGAGGCCGAGCTATTCGAGCGCGGCCAGCCCAAGAAATCCAAGGATGACGATGGCGTTCTTGGCCAAGCGCGCCGCCTCGCCGCCCTCGGCTATGAGGGGCCGATCTGGCATATCCTGCAGGCCGAATGGGAAGCCGAGCGCCACGGTCGCGCCGCCATCCCGGCCGAGGCGTTCGATCAGATCGAGATCGATATGCAGCGGATCGCGGCGGTGCCCGATGTCCATGCCGCGCTCTCGGATGGATTCGCCGAGGTTTCGATCCTCTATGACTGCCCGGATACCAGCCTGCCGATGAAAGCCCGGCTCGACTATCTGCGCGGCGATGGCTGGGCGGAATTCAAGAGCTTTGCCAATCCGAGCGGCAAGCCGCTTGAGCAGTGCTTGCTCGATGCGATCCGTTTCAACGGCTATTACGTCGATGTCGCGGCCTATCACGAGGCGGTCGAGGCGGTGCGCATCGGCGGCGTCGAGGAATTCTTCGGCGACGACAGCGGTCGCGGCGCGGAAATGCTGTTGCAGATCGTCAAGTCGCCCATCCCCCTACCGCACCGCCTGATCTTTCAGCAGAAAGGCGGCGTGCCCAACGTCCTCTCTCGCTCGCTGCGGCTATTCGAGGTCACGGCCGAAAAGCTCGCGGGCGCAGAATATGGCCGCCAGATCGACACGCCGCCGACGATGCTGATGATGAAAGCCCGCGCCCAGATCAAGCAGGCAAAGCGCACGTTCGTCGCCTACAGTGAGATATACGCCCGAGGCGATCCTTGGATGCCATGGGAACCTCATCGCGACGTGAGCGACTTGGATTTTAGCCCGCATTGGCTGGAAACCGTCTGATGCGTGAAGCGTGGCGCTCAATTCCCAATTGGCCCGGCTATGAGGTTTCCGATTTGGGCCGCGTGCGCAGCCTCGATCGATATGTCGAATGCGGCGCTGGCGAGCGGCAGCATCGCCGTTTCTATCCGGGCCGTCTGCTCAAGCCGCTGCCCTATGCGGACGGTTATCTTGCCGTATCGCTCGGCGCGAAAAGCGGCAAGCTCTACGTTCATCGGCTCGTGCTAGATGCATTTGACGGCCCGTGCCCGGAAGGGATGGAGTCACGGCATTTGGATGACGTGAAAACGAATAATCGACTCGCGAACTTGGTATGGGGAACGCGAGTCGAAAACGTCGCCGACGCGATCCGCAATGGCCGCCGCTTCAAGGATGGGGCCTATGTCAACGCCAAGCTCTCTCCCGAAATCGTGAGGCAAGTGAAGGCGCTCGCTCATCTTAGGCCAGTGGAAATCGCGAAGATCACGGGCGTCGATCAATTCAACTGCGCCGCTATTCGCAGCGGCAGAAATTGGGGATGGTTAGCATGAGCGACGAGCAACACCCCGCATGGGATCAGATCGAGCCGGGCGCGTTGCGTTGGCCTGTCGCCGACCGCCCGCCGCTCACCGATAGCGAGATCGAGCTGTCGAAGGCAATCAGCCTCAAGCGGATCGCCGACGCGCTCACGACGCTCTCGGGCCCGCTGAATTCCTACGGCGAGACGATCGGCGAATGCATCCAAGGCCAGCACGAGCGCGGCCTGCGCGGCATCCCCAATCCCTGAAAGGTGACACGATGAACGATCTAGTCGAACAAGCCGAGCAGAACGGCGGTCGCGAGTTGGCCCATCACGCCGAGCAACCGACGAGCGCGCTTGCGCTGATCTATGCAGCAGCGACCAATCCCGAGGTCGATGCCGAAAAAATGCGCACGCTCGCCGATCTGCATATCAAGATGCAGGATCGGGAGGCCGAGCGTCGTTTCAGATTGGCCAAGCGCAACGCGATCGAGGCCATGCCATCGATCGGCAAGCGCGGCGAAATCCTCAACAAGCAAGGCCGCGTCCAGTCGCGCTTTTCGCGCTTTGAGGATTTGCACCGCGAGGTTTCGCCGATCCTGGCCAATCATAAGCTGTCGATCGATTGGATCGTCGGGCACGATGGGCCGCTGATCACCGTGCAGCCCGTCCTCTCGTATTCCGATGACGAAATGGCCTTCAAAGAGGTCGGCGGCGAGTTGGCGCTGCCTCGCGACACGGGCGGCAGCAAGTCAGAGGTTCAAGGTGTCGTGTCCTCGGTGAGCATGGGCAAGCGCCATACGCTCAAAGCCGCGCTCAACATCAAGGAACACGATGAATTCGAATTGGGCGGCGGTTCCGGTCCGGAATTGACAGAGCAAGAGCAAGTGCTGATCGATGATAGCCGGGCCGCCGCTAAGGATGGCACTGTCAAATATCGCGAATGGTTTGGCGCACTCAACGCGCAGCAGAAAGGCTTTCTCGTCTCTCGCCAAGACGAGAGCGGCGTCGCCTACCATGAGCAGAACAAGGCGGCTGCTGCCCAATTCGACAACTGATCGGCAAGCTGGCGGGCCGGTGATCGCCAGCACAACGGAAGGGAATCAGATGCCCGTTTACAGATGCAAAGTGCGCGGCGAGGACAAGCCGCGAATCGTTCGCGCCGACACGGCTGCGCAGGCGCGCGGCCATCTTGTCGAGGTCGAGACGATGACCGGCGAGGAAGTCGCCGACGCCGTTGCAGACGAGTTGCCGATCGAACGTGCAGCCAAGGCCGATCCCAGCGAAAGCTAGGACTGGCAACCTCTGCCCGCCGCGCCAATGCCCCCGACGCGGCGGGCAACCCTTTCAAGGAATTTGCCATGAGAATTGACAACGCAGTGATCGAGCGCCGCGTCGAAATGGCGACGCAGTGCGAATGCCTCGCCGCTTGGGATGACGGGCGCGAATGCATCTGCAATCGTGAACTAGAGATGCCGGTTGATCGGGATGCGGTGCAGCGCGCCAGCATTCTGATCCGGCAAATCGATGATTGCGACCGGCGCATACAGGCCGTCAAGAATCTCAACAAGCCGACCATTCATTGTTTCGTCAATGAGAGCCCTGCTGGCAAAAAGCATCATCAGCGAGGACGTGCCTGCTATGCTGATGATGACTATGTGATGACGAACGTCGCTGATTTTACGATTCCGCTTGCGATCATCATAGCCGCCCTCAACGGCGAGCGCGCCGATCTGATTCGCCAACTTTCCGAAACAGGCGTCGTCTCGGTGAACAATGCCAAGATTAGGAGCGTCCTGCCATGAAACTGGCCATGACGATCAGCCTGATCAATATTTACGTTTCTCTGGGCAATATCGCGATCAGCATCACACTCATTCTTTGCGCTCGATCCGTTTCCCGCTCGGCGCGGCTCGTGAGCGACATGGTCGAGCAGCAACGCAGGAACCTAAAGCCATGAGCGAAAACACCCTTGCCAAGCCAGGCGAATTCGACGCGCTCGAAAAGGCGCGTCCCGACGAGCTGATCTTTCCGCTGCTAGAGCGCGATCCCTGCGCGCCGCCGACGATCCGGTTTTGGGTTGATCTGCGCCGCCGCCGAGCGCTTGGCGAGATCGAGGACATCGACGCGCTCAAGGATGAGTTGCGCCAATGCACCGAGGCAGAATTCATCGCGATCGAAATGGAACGCCGACGCAAGGGCGAGGTCGCAGAGGTTGCCGAGACGCGCGCCAGCTATAGCGGCGAAGCTGTCGCCAAGCCTCTGGCCGATGACCTGATGGGCAAGCTGCGCGCACGGCTCGGTGAGGCCGATTATCACGCGCACGAGGCGATCGATCTCATGCAACAGATCGTCACGGCAGGCGGCGAGCTGCCGCATTCTATCGGCGACGAGTTGGCCGCCGCCGCCGCTACCCTTCACCGGATCGCGCTCGAATTATCGCCTTACCGCGCGCAGTATCTCGCCGAGGGCGAGTTGCCGCTGGCCGACTGATGGCGACCGCCGACGATATCCGAGCGACGCCTGCGCATCGCTTCCTCGCCGACGCCGAGGCGATCGTGAACAGCGATGGCCCGCTCTCGATCTTTGCGAGCTGCGAATGGGATGAGCTTGGCGATGACGGCAAGGAATGGATCGCCGCGATCGTGCGCGAGACACGCGCCCGCGCAGCCGAGGCAGGATGGCCAGGCGCGAAGCTCTCATGATCCATTGGTCCCCCCAACAGGACGGCGCGATCTCGGCCGTGCAGGCTTGGCTCAAGGATCGGAGCGGCCCGCAAGTGTTCCGGCTGTTCGGCTATGCAGGCACCGGCAAGACGACCCTCGCCCAAGAGATCGCGAAGCTCGTCAAGGGCCGAGTCCTCTATGCGACGTTCACCGGCAAGGCCGCGCTCGTGCTGCGCAAGAAAGGCTGCGAGGACGCCAGCACGATCCACTCGCTGATCTACAAGGTCGAGGTCGATCCCGAGACAGGCGAGGCGTCATTCATCCTCAATCCCGAGAGCGCGCTGGCCGATGCCAAGCTGCTCATCGTCGATGAGGTTTCAATGGTTCCCGAAATCCTGGCGCGCGACCTCTTGAGCTACGGCGTGCGCATCCTTGTCCTCGGCGATCCGGCGCAGCTCCCGCCGATCGACGGCGAAGGCTTTTTCATCAACGCCACGCCCGATGTCATGCTGACAGAGGTTCACCGCCAGGCGCGCGACAACCCGATCATCCGCATGTCGATGGATATTCGCGAAGGCAAGGCGCTGCGCCTCGGAACGTATGGCGAGAGCCGTGTGATCGCCAAGGCGATGCAGCGCGACGTGATTGAGACGGATCAATTGATCTGCGGCCTCAACCGCTCGCGCGTCACGTTCAACCGCAAGATCAGGAACCTCAAGGGCCTGCTCGACGACGCCCAGCCGTTCAAGCCCTCGATCGGTGATCGGCTGATCTGTCTTCGCAACAAACACGACGAGGGCCTATTCAACGGCGGCCTATGGGAAGCCGAGACAGTCGAGCTTGGCGAGCGCACGAAAGGCGATCCGCTCTGGGAAATCCGCGCCCGTTCGCTCGACGAGGATCGCGACCCTCACCCGCTCAAGGTTCTGCCGCATTTTTTCGAAGGCACCGAGTCCGAGCTGCACTGGAAAGAGCGCCGGGCCTATCACGAATTCACCTTTGGCTGGGCAATCACATGCCACAAGGCGCAGGGCAGCCAATGGGATAGCGTGATCGTCTTTGACGAGAGCGGCGTGTTTCGCGAGCATCGGCAGAATTGGCTCTATACCGCCGTAACCCGCGCCGCCGAGCGGGTGACGGTCGTCTTGTGAGGAAGAGAGATATGGGCGAATTGGCTATCCTGAATGTCGGAGAGGGCGACACAAAGCTCTCATTCGATCCTGGCAAGCCCGCCGAGGTCGAGCGTGCCAAGAGCGTCGTGATGGACATGATCAGGCGCGGTTTCGTGCTGCTGATCGAGATCGGTGAGCAGGACGGCGAGCCGATCTATCGACGGGCCAAGGGCTTCGATCCCGCGACATGCGAATATATCATTGCCGGATCGCCCGGCGAAGGGGAGCTAGCAAATGACGAAAAACCGGCAGCGACGCCGCGCCGAGGCCGCCAAGCAACGACGCGCAAGCGCCCGCCCGACAAGCGCATCCCAGCCGCCAGCGTCAAGGCAACTGCTGTCTCGCGGACAGCAGGCGGCTAGATCACTCGACACGCATTATGGCCTGCGCGAAGGGCTGCGGCAGATCGCAGCCGAGCGTGGCGATTGGGCGGGCATTCCGATGCCGCTCGACGGCAAGCGCCTTGTCATCGAGCCGAGCTATCCCAAAGCCGCCGAGTTGGCCAAGATCGGCGCACCGCCGCCCAAGGGTGATGATGGCTGGCGGTTGCGCAACCGCTGGCACTCGCGCCGCCACGGCTGCGATATCCTGATCATGGAACGCGATGGCGTGATCAGTTGGGGAAAACTCCCCGCGATGCATCACTTGGATCACGATCTCGCGACACTCGACTGCCTTGAGGCTTGGGGAATCGAGCAGGAAGCCGCTGCGATGCGGCTGCTCGGCGAGAAAACGTCTCACCGCCAATTCAAGCAATACATGCTCACCGGCATGTTTCTTGAGCGATCCAAGCGCTCGGGCGTGTTCTATCTATTTCGCCGCCTCAAGCCGACGATCGCGCTGTCGTCGGGCGGGCACGAGAGCCGCGATATTCGTATCCTCGCTGCACTATGCATGCATCCGATTGCTTACTACGCGGGGAGTTGGGCCGGTGCTATGTGCCCAACGGATGACGTGATCGCTCATCTGATGCTCATGCGAGCCGATGAGCACATGCTATGGAAGCGCAGCAATCAGCATCCGCCCTATCGGCCCGAGGCCGGGTTGTAAGGTTAGCTTGCGGGGAGCGCATACACCGCGCCCTTGCCGCCGATCGAGACGAACCACTTGCCAAGGCCGCTCTCGGTCATGTCGCCCGCGATGCTGGTAGTGCCCGACGACCAATAATTGTTGAGGAATATGTCGCTCACGAATTCGCACGTCGCGAACCAATCGAGCGTCATCCAGAAGCCTTCGATGCCCTTGTATTTGCCCCGAAACATCACGACCGGATAGGCGGCTCCCGGCCGGTTGCGCCCGAAGCCAAAGACCAGCACGTCGCTGACATCGGGGAACTCGCTTTGCGCGCGGCCATCGTCGGTTAGATGCACGAGCGGCGATTGCGCCTGGCCGATGTAGCCGGTGTAAAGCAGCTCACCCGAGCGGCCCGGCACATACTTCAAATGGCAATTCCAGAATTGCGAGGTTTCGCCCTTGCTGCCGATGCGGCCCTTGAAGGTCTGTTCCCATTCGGCGTTGATGCCAGGGCGCACCCATAGACCGCCGAGCGGGTTGTTCACCGCGTTCTGCACTCCGGGCACGGTCATCGGCACGACCATCGCGAAAACGCCGGGCCGCGTCTTGTCGGCCGAGACGTTCTTACGGATCGTCGTATAGCTGTTGATGGTGCTGTAACTCGTGAGGCCATTGAGCCTGATCTGGCGGAATACCTTGCTGCCCCGGCTCTCGATCGCGGGCAGGTTATTCGACTGGCAGATCACGATATCGTCGCGATTGCTCATGGCGATGGCGCCCGCCGAGCCGTTGCCCGCCGAGTCAGGATAGGCGATCAACTTCTCGGCCGCCGTGGCGGCGAATTGCGTCCACGCCTTGCCGCCCTCGGAATACGAGTGAGCGGGCGTGCCGGAACCGGCCGCGCAAACGTAGTAATCGGGATAGTCTATCGCGTTGTCCATGCCGTGCGCGATGGAAAGACGTGCCCCGGTAGGCATCCGAACCGCCGCCGTGTAGGCGTCTAAATCAGTTACCTCGACAATGTGCCGGTCCCAGCAATTCAGGAATATCCGCCCGTTCGTCGGGTTGACGAAGATGTTGTTGACGATGAATTCCTCGATCCCCGCAGAGTAGTCATGCGCGAGAATTCGCGGGAGCGCCGCCTGTAGCGGGTAATCAGAGTGCTTTTCCGGCGTCAGGAAATCCAAGTCGCGTAGGACGCCGAAGCCGCCGCCGAGCAAGATTTCCCCATATTCCTCGGTGAACGCGAAGCCGCCGCCGACGCGCAGCCCTGTGGCGAGATGCCAAGCCGCCTCGCCGCCAGCGATCACGTCCGCTGTTGAGGCGTTTTCCATGTAAAACCAGTTACCTGTGCCGCCCCTTTGATTCAGGGCCCCGATCGCCTCGGCCCAGCACAGCACGACCTTGCCGCCCGTCACTTTGGATGGGTAGGTGGCGACAGCGACGTGCCAGGGGAAATTACTCTTCGTGCCGAGCGGGTTGCCTATGAACGTCCAAGCGTCGCCCTTGAGCGTCCACAGACCAGCGTCGGCCGAAAGTCCTTTGACGTAGGCGGAGCCAGTCTCATTCGGAATGCGGCCATCGCCGCAAACCCAAAGCGTTCCATCGGGCTCGCCGAACAGGTTGACCGCCATCTTGGGGCCGCCCTCGATCAAGGTATACGGCCCCGCCACGCCGGTCGTGGAACGGTGCAGGCCCGTGCCCTGGCAGAAGATGTAGCAGATTTGCGGGTTGGTCTGGTCGATCCAGACAAGATAGCGCTCGCGGCCTTTCTCCGGTGCAGCCGATCCGAAGCCAACCGGCACGTCGATTTGCGGGCAATTATAGCCGCCGTCTTTCGTGAAGTAGGCCCCGTCATTCCACGTCCCGAGTAGCGCAGTTTCCTTGTCGGTCGGATGCCCGGCCATGCCCGGAGATGAAAACTTGCTGTCGCCAAGATTGGGCCGCATGTGCTTAAGCGGCAGGTTCCACCTCCTGCACTTGATTCCACCCGGCTTGGTCAGTGGGATCGCCGGATCAAGGTCGATGGTGAACACGCTGGCGTGAATATGCGAGTAGGCGCGCGTGCCGTCCTGCCCGGCGAACGCCACCATGCACGAGGCCAGCCCATCCCCCTTGGAATTGCCTTCGGCCGAACGGACCATATCCTTCGGGTCCATCGTGTCGCGGCGAAAAATGGTTGCCCACTCCGGATCGCCGGGACGCCGGAAATAGCCGTTCTGCACGTCCGTTCCGGCGAACAGCAACCCATTGACCCGGTTGCGCGCAACGTTGGTGATATATCCGCCGCCGCCAATCAGCACGCCTTTCCATTTCAGCAGGAGCGGCAAATCTTCTGGAATCTCGACGGGAGAGGCCAACGCTATCGCCTCGGCAATCGCCCCCTGCGCGGCCACGAGAAGCGGGAGCTGCTTGCCTACATCAACCTCGGCCATGATTTTTCTCCTATGCCGCTCGCAATTCCGTCGAGAAATCGTCGAGCGCGGTGTAGCGGTTGGCGTGGCAGTAAGTCAGTGCGAACGGGCGCGAGCCGCCAGCGGGACTATGAGGCCGGATGCAGTGAACCTGCGAATTGGCGGTCACGATTGAAAGCAGCGTTAGCGCGCCCGTGCCCTCATTGATTTGGTATTTCCGAATCTCGTAAATGTCGTTCACGATCTCGGAAATGTAGAGGATCGTCGTGTCGTTGCCATCGAACGAACAGTTGCCGCCCATGCTGCTGCCAGTCAGGCGATAGAGCGAGCGCTGGTTTTGCTTGATCCGGTTTTTCACCCAAGCCGAACCATCCCAGCGGCCATGCCAATATTCGATGTTGGTCAGGATTTCGGCAGTGTCGAGCGCCGCCGTGGGGTATTTGAACCATATCACGCGCGGCTGCCCATCCGCGCCGATGGCGATCTTGTCGGGTAGGCAGCGCCCGCCCGTCGCATTGTCGATCAGCGTCGCCTCGGTGGACACGTCGCACGGCAGGGGAATCTCGACGCCTGCCGAGGTATAGCACTTGAGCGTTCCGGCGTCGGGCTGCAGGTAGGCGTGATACAGCGTCGCCGCCGTCTCATTCGTGTGCCCGGTATTGATCAGAACGTCGATGCGGTTGGAACCGTTCTTTACGAAGATCGGATAGGGCCGCTGATTGGTTTCTTGGAATAGCGTCGTAAGCGTCCAAGTTTCGGTGCCCGCCTCGATGTCCGCCGCTGGCGCGCTCGCCATCTTGGTTGGGCGGGTGCCCGAGTTGCCTTGCCGGTAAAACACCCGCACGATGTTGTCGCTCAACATGCACACCGCGAAAAAGCGCAGGTTGCCTGCCGCATCCGTAATGCTGCGCCGCGCGCTGAAAGCGCTGATGTCGGGCAGCGCGTTGCTGCTGATCTTGTAGAACACAGTGCTGTCGAGGCCGTGGCGGCTCCAAGCCGCGAACATCTTTCCGCCCGGCAGCTTGAGCAGGCCCGGCTCGGCGTGATCGTCGATGTCTAATGCCGCGTCCAGCACTGTCGTTGTGTGCGTCGTGCCATCGGTCTTGGTAACTTGAACCGATCCATCCGCCTTGACCGATCCGGCGAAAAGAAAGCTGCCGTCAACGAAGCTCGGGGGCGAAACGAAGCGCGAGCGCACGCCATCGGCGACAATGGCGCTGTGCGCAGTCGCTTGGGGCAGCGCCTTGATGGTCACGGTTGCTTGGATGCGGGAGTTGAGCCGATAGTTGATGCCGCCGTAATTGGCGTTGGTGATGCGGTCAGCGTGCGTATCGTCGTATGTGACGACTGCGCCGGTCAACTCATTCACCCAACGTAGGCGGACTCGATCGGGCAGAACAAATACGGCAAGACGGTCATTGTGGACCACGGTGCCGGGATTCGCGATCGGCACGGTCCGCATGACTACAGCGGTCCCGCTGTTGTTGAAGCGCAGGAAATTGATCGTGTTGTCGCTGTTGATGTAGACGCGATAACCGAGCTGCGCCGGAGACAGATGATCCCAATGGGTTAGCAGGCCAGGCAGGCCGCGCGTTGGATTGCTCGGTTCGCGCACACCGGCCCGAACCTCGTAATCGGCGCTCGCTGGCGCAGTCGGCGATATGGTGAAGTGATTGGACGAAACCGATCCCGTGACATAGGCCCCGCCCGACGCCGCGACGACGCCCGTTGCTGATCCATGCGCGGCTTCGACCCATGCGTTGCCTATATCCGGCACCCATCCATTGACATCGACGGCCGAGCCGGTGGCGTTGTTGAGGTCGTCGGAGACGAACGTGGCAGCGGCTGCGGCGGCAACCTGGCCAACGGCGGCGCTTGTCGCGGCAGTGCTGCCACCGGCATTCGTGGCCGTGACCCTAAAGGTAATGAACTTGTTGAATTCGGCCGTGGTCAGCAGGTAGCTATTCGCCGTCGCCCCGCTGATCGCCACGCCATCGGCAAACCACTGGTAGGCGTAGCTCGTCGGGCTGTTGGTCCAAGTGCCGTCCGAACCGTTGATCGTCTGTCCAACGGTCGGAGGGCCGGAAATAGCGGGCAGGACAGTGTTGACGGGGGCGGGGGGCGCTGCGCTTCCGCGCTTGGCGATCCCCATATTCAGGCCGAAACCAAACATCAGGCCAGCGTGATCACAGTGCCAGGCCGAACGCCCCTGATCTGCTCGGCGTCCGTGAACTGCTCGACGATTTCATTTGGCCAGGTGATCGAGCCGGTTCCGACGATCCGGATCAGGTTGGTCCCGCTGCCAAGCGTCTTTTCCCCCGTAGTGGAATGCTTCACGAGCGGTTGACCGTCCGCGACCTGCAGCGTGGTCCCCCTGACTTTGCGGGCACCCCCGAACTCGTAAACCGAAACGGCCATGCTCAATCTCTCCAACAGGGGAACGTTGGCCCGGCTCCTTATCACCTTATGCGCGCAGAAGCGATAGGACGCGCGAGGGACGCGATCAGGCATGGTGGCAGCCATTCCAGCGATGTCGTTTTCCTGTTGCCTCTCTGTGAATTCTGCCTTAGTTGTAATTCCCAGAGAGGCGATTTCAGGCCCTCACTAGTTGGAGCTAGCCGATGGAACCTAGAAAGCGGACAACGCGCCCCAGCCTGCGCGAAACGGCAAATCAGATGGTTTGCCCGAACTGCGGCGGCGAGGTTAAGCGCAAAAGCCCTCATGGGCCGCGCCCTGTTTACTGCTCGACCGAATGCCGCAAGGCCAAGGGCAACCGCGATCTCGCGCGCGGCTCGGTGATCGTGACGCTCGCGCAGGCGTGGCGGATCAATCGCGGCTCTGGCGAGGTCGCGCAGGAAGCATTTAAGGAATTCGTCTCGATCCTCGACAAATTCAACGACGAGGATCGCGCAGAGGGCCGTCCTCGCGCCGACATCGCAGCGGCGAAGCTGCTCGACAGCGGCTATCGCTACATCGATAGGAAGCGGACATGAGCCGCGCCATCATCCGCCGCGCCTTCGACCTCGCCGCCCGCCTGTTCATCCTTGGCTGGGCCGTGCGCAACGTCATCGGCCTGATCGCGGTCGTGCCGATCT